AGGACTGGTCATCTGATGACTCTGTTTACTACTTTGCCGAGCGCATGAGCGGTATGTGGCACGTTAAGGCTTGGGTTACTGCTCGTACTCGGTTCAAGGGTGCTTACGCATCTGCTCGCAAGACTCACGGAACTACTGGAGACATTGAACTTAAGATGATGGAGCGCTTCTTCTCTGGCATTGAGCACCAAAAGCACATCAACGACCCAGAGTTTATCTGGAAGATGTTTATTAAAAATTACGCTAGCATCCTACTTGACGTTGAACGCAGCACTGTTACAGAATCAGACATTGAATCCGCTAAGGATTTGTTTGCCAAGCAGATGGAGAAGTTCTAGTGTTTAAATTAGAAGACCTAAAGATTCGCCGTAGGACTTGGATAAAGTTGTCTTGCGTTCCAACAAAGCGTATCGGCTGGACACTTGATGATTGCACAGAGATCAGTCCTGAAGTCATGTCTGCTGTTCGTCGTTGGTTTAACGCCGTTAAAGATGGAGATGTGATTCGTGCAGAAGGCCATAGCCGCTGCGGTAAAGGTTTACTTCTTTGGGGAGAGCCCGGCCACGGCAAAACAACTTTATCTGTTGCGCTTATCCAAGAGATGATGTCTCAGTTCTCTCTTAATGAGTTTGATGTTGAAGTCGGTTCTGCTTTAGTCCGACCATGCTACTTCTCAACTTTCAATGACCTTCTTGATTTGAAAGGTGCGACTATGGATAACAGCGCATCAGACGACCAAGAAGTTTTATTTCAAGGTATTCTTGGCGAATGCGCAAATGATGCGTTTAACGTTCGGATACTCATTATAGATGACTTGGGTAAAGAACACACCACATTGTCTGGATGGCAGAGCACAATGTTTCATCACATCTTGCGCACACGATTCAATAAAGGATTGCCTACCATTGTTACTACTAACATTAAGTTAGAGAACTGGGCAAGCGAATATGGCGATGCTACAGAAAGCTTTGCACATGAGGCTTTTGTGTACATACCAGTTAACACATTGGATATGCGAAAGTGAGGGATTACAAAGTGAGAGACCCCCGATTGGTGCAGGTGTTCTTGAGTCAATCTCAGACCCCAGGTCCAAGCATCTATGAGGTGTCTACAGATGTTACAGGTGATAAGTTAACTTGCACATGTCCTGGATACAAAGGCCGTTCTACTTGCAAGCACGTTAAGTTTGTTCAAGCAAGGATTGACAGCAATAACGGCAACTATCCATTAGAGATTTCAAATCGTGCTACAAAAGACGACGCTGAAAAAGCAAAGCTTTCTAACGAAGAGTTTAGAGAGTTCATCATTAAGTTTGGGAAAATAGAGGTTTTCTAAATGCGTAACGGGGATATCAGTAACGAGCTCCCCAAGAGAATAATCGTAGTATCAGACGTATTCTTAACTGTAGAGCTCAAGGTACAAAAGAAGTTTAAAATAATTCCTGTAGTAAATAAAGACACTAAGATTAGAAGAGAGCTTCTAAGCAAGCTTTACCTATTCACTTCTCGTAGAGGCGTGACTTTAGAGTTGGCCTCCTTTCAACTTAACGACGAGCAGTTAGATCAGTTAATGGATTATCTTGACAGGATGGGCACTAATCCGTTTAGATATTTCTCCTCGTACGGGTCAATTGAAGATCTAATTGAGGAACTACCATATAGGCCTGAGGTTGTAGGCGTTTTAGATATGCCTAGCAACTTACTACGATACGGACACTGGGGAATGGACTTCAACCAATTATGAGCAACGAAGCTAAGCTACTAAGCAAGATAATTGAAGACCGTAATCTAGGGGTAGTCCTTGAACGCGGTATTACCGAAGAGTGGTTTCCAGAGGTAAGTGAGAAAGCGGTCTTCCGTTTCTTGCACGATCACTTTGTAAATTACCAAGAGTGCCCTAGTGAAGATGTTGTTCGTGAGAATTTCCCTACATACAACACTCTAGGTGTTGAAGACAGCATTGATTACTTTATTGACCGCATGGTTGATAACCGACGCAAGTTGTCTATTATGTCAACTATTTCAAACTCTATATCTGCGCTTGAAAAAGACAAAGATCATGAGGCTGCGCTTCTTGCTATGGAGCGCGGAATCATACGGTTGGAAGAAGACGGGTTAACTCTTTCCAACGACCTTGAAATTACTCAAGCAGCAAAAGATGCTAAGCGCGAGTATGAGTTCCGCAAGAGCAATCCTGGACTACTAGGGTTACCTACTGGGTTTCCTACTATGGATGCTTCTACCTCAGGTTTACAGCCAGGACAGTTGGTAGTTATTGTTGCTCCGCCTAAGACAGGTAAGTCAACTCTTGCTCTTCAGATAGCAATAAATTGTCAACTCAACGGCAAGATTCCTATGTTCATGTCTTTTGAGATGAGCAACACCGAGCAGAAGAACCGTTACTACTCTATGCGCGCCAGAATTTCTTACCAGCGTTTGATGTCTGGAACCTTGGTTCAGGAAGAAGAGGATAACTTCTACGCAAAGGTAGATGAGATTCAGAAAGAGAACGATAAGTTTTGGTTCGTTGATTCCTCTAACGGGCAAACAGTAAGTTCTGTTGCCAGTAAGGTTCAAAGCAAGAATCCTGACATTATCTTCATTGACGGTACTTACCTGATGGTGGATGAGGTTACTGGTGAATCCAATACGCCACAGGCTATTACGAGTATCACACGATCTTTGAAGAAGCTTGCTATGAAGATCAATAAGCCTATTGTTATCTCTACACAGGCTCTTGCTTGGAAAATGCGCGGAGGTCAGGTTACAGCTGACTCTATTGGTTACTCCTCCTCGTTTCACCAAGATGCTGACGTTATCTTTGGTCTACAGAGAGAAGACGAGAACGTGGACGACACCCGTTTGCTGCGTGTTATTGCTGCTCGTAACTCTGGTCTCAAAGGGGTTTCTCTTATGTGGGATTGGAATACAGCAACATTCCGTGAGATGGATAATGACGACCTATGACAGTAGAGGAGATGACTGATCAGTTAGAGTCTCTAGGTCTTGAGGTAATTGATTCTCGCGGTTATGAGATAAACAGTTATTGCGCTGCTCATGAGGAGAGGACTGGTCATATAGACCATAACCCTTCTTGGTGGATCAACGCTGACTCAGGTGCTTTTATATGCTTTTCTTGCGGTTGGAAGGGCAACATCTATTCGTTAGTAAAGTACATAACAGGTGTTGGCTTTGAGTTTGAGCCCAACATTGACCCAGCAAGGTTATCTGCTAGGTTGAATAAGTTACTCACAGAAGCCCCTGCCGTAGTAGAGGATGTGGTATCTGTAAGTGAGTCTATGCTCAGCGCCTTTACTCAGGTTCCAGAAGTTGCTCTTAGGGCTAGAGGTATAACTGCAACCGCTAGTTCAGCTCACGGACTTCTATGGGATTCACGAAACAATAACTGGGTAATCCCTATACGAAACGAGCATGGCAAGCTCCTTGGCTGGCAAGAAAAAGGGTTTGACCGACGTTACTTTAAGAACGTACCAACTGGAATTAAAAAGAGCACTTCCTTATTTGGATACGAGCTTTACTCAAGCGGCGACATGATCGTAGTTGAGTCCCCATTAGATGTGGTAAGACTAACTTCTCTAGGCTTTTTAGGCTCAGTCGCTACCTTTGGCTCCATTATCTCTAAGGATCAGTTCAACCTATTAAGAGGGGCCGATAGGCTTATTTTTGCTATGGACAATGATGAAGCGGGTAAGAAGTCAACCCTGACCATCGTAGAGATGTGCAAAGAGATGTCTGTTGAAGCATGGTTTTTTTCCTACAACCACACCGATATGAAAGATATTGGTGGCATGTCCAAGGATGAGGTAGTGTTAGGGTTAGCTAATGCGCGCCATTTAGTGCGCGGGGAGAAGGTAATTGCATGATTATTGGTCTAACAGGCTACGCAAGATCTGGTAAAGATACCGTTGCAAGCATCCTTGTAGAGGACTACGGCTTTACCCGAGTAGCTTTTGCCGACCCAATAAGAGATCTATTACTAAAGATTAACCCAATCCTTGAGAACGGTTATCGTCTAGGAGAGCATGTAAAAGAGTTTGGCTGGGAATTAGCCAAAGCCCGTACTGAAGTTCGCCGTCTACTTCAAGATGTTGGAGTAGGAGCACGAGAAATTTTAGGCGCGGATACATGGGTAATCGCTGCTCTTAACAAGATGGGCGATATGGAAAAGAACTATGTGGTTACGGATGTTCGGTTTCAAAACGAAGTCGCTACTTTAACTAAGATAGACGGAAAGATTTGGCGGGTTGTACGCCCAGAGGTTACTGCGATTAATAGCCATGTGTCAGAGTCTGAGTTGGCTAACTATGAAACTGATGTAACTATTTTGAACAATGGTTCTATTGAAGATCTGCGGAATATGGTCAAGGATTACATGTTAGGCGCCTCAGTGTGACCTTCACCGGAACCCTTCTACCCTATCAACCTGAGGCAGTAGCTCGTATGTGCGAGCGTAAGAGTATGCTGGTGGCATACGACTTAGGTTTAGGCAAAACTGTTTTAACCATATCTGCAATAGAACAGCTTATGGATGAGCAGAAACTAACTGAGCCAGGGCTTATCATTTGTTTATCCTCACTTAAATACCAGTGGGCTAATCAGATTGATAAGTTTACAAGTGGCACTTCAAACGCTTTGGTCATTGATGGAAACAAGGCTAAGAGAGAAAAGCAATACCAAGAAGCCCTTGAGTGGAAAACCTCAGGAGTTGACTATGTTATTCTCAATTATGAACAGGTCGTCAACGACTGGGAGTACATCAAAAAACTTCCTAGAGGATTTGTAGTACTTGACGAAGCCACAGCAATTAAGTCTTTTAAATCTAAACGCTCCAAGACTGTAAAAAAGCTTAACGATGCTCCTTATAGATTTGCTTTAACTGGCACACCTATTGAAAATGGAAAGCCCGAAGAGCTTTACAGCATTATGCAGTTTGTAGATTCAAGTGTTTTAGGGCGCTTTGACATTTTTGACTCAGCTTTCATTGTGCGTAACAACTGGGGCGGGGTTCAGCATTACCGCAATCTAGCCACTCTTCATACAAAGATGAAAGAGGCTTCGGTACGCAAGTCTCAAAAGGACCCAGATGTGGCTCCGTTCTTGCCTGACTCTATCCACCAAGACCCTATACAGATAGTGTTTGATAGAGCTTCCAGAAAGTTATATCAAGTAATTGTCCGTGACCTTATAGGTGACCTAGATGAGGCTCAGAACCTGTTTGGCGGTTCTTTTAACGTCCTAGCCCATTACGGCTATGAAAGTTCTCGTGGAGGTCCTGAGGACGAGATGCGCGGTAAGATTATGTCTAAGATCGGCGCTTTAAAGATGTTATGTTCTAGCCCTGATCTTATTAAGACTAGCGCCAAGAAGTTTCTAGAGATGAATGGGGAGGGGTCTTTATATGCCAATTCGCTTGTTGATAATGGCGATCTTGACGGGGTTGATCGCTCACCTAAGCTTGATTACCTTATCCAGTATGTTGAAGACTTTCTTGAGCAAAATGAGGCGAACAAAGTAGTCATCTTTGCTACCTATGTAGATATGCTTGACATGATATCTGAGCGCTTAGGGGAAGAACGTTGCCGTCTGTACTCAGGTAAGTTAGACGCAAAGACCAAAGAGGATAATAAAATTGCTTTCAATACTGATCCTAACGTTAAGGTTCTTATTAGTTCTGACGCGGGTGGCTATGGGGTTGACCTTCCTGCTGCGAACCTGCTTATCAATTATGACCTTCCGTGGAGTTCGGGCACGGCTGTCCAAAGGAACGGTCGCATAAAGCGCGCTTCCTCTACTTGGAAGACAATCGTAATTCAGGACATATTGGTACAGGGCTCTATTGAGCAACGCCAGTACGAGATCCTTCAGCAAAAAACCTCTATAGCAGACGCGATTATTGACGGTAAAGGTATTGATGATAAAGGCGGAATTCCGCTTACTATTACCAGTTTGAGGCGGTTTTTAACTAACTCTATAGTTTAGACTTATAGGATGCCTAACGCACCTAAGACACCTACGCGTACTATTCGCGTACCAGACGATCTATGGATCGCTGTTCAGAAGAAGGCTGCCTCCGATAAGGTTACCGTTACCAGCGTAATTATCAAGGCGCTAGAGGAATATATCTCACTTGACAACTAGCCTTTAGGCTACTAATTTGGTGCCCCTAACAAAGGGGTAACCATGGATTTAGAAGATATAAAGAAAAACGCCCGTCAATACGTGGCATTAAGAAACGAAGTCGGGGTTCTTACCGACCGCCAATCTGAATTAAAGAAGCGCCTATTAGGCGCTATGGATACTGTAGATCCAGATGATAAAGGCCACCGTGTTCTAGAGTTTGACGATGCCGTGGTCGGCACTATCAAAATGACTAAACAACGCAGAGTATCTAAGACTCTTGATATGGATATTGCTGAAGCCGTTCTTACTAAGAA